TAAGCAAGAATACGTACAACGTGGCAACAAGATGTACGATAAGATTAAACATAGTTTTAACATAGGCACCCCTCTCAAGCTTGATGTGGTTGTCCTACTAGATTTTGAAGTATGTCCTGAAGTAGCAAGACGCTACGTTACTGTTAAAGCTGCCCGCATCTTTCAAGAGCGAGTAGTTGGTAGTGATTCACTATCAGCAATGAACAGGAATGACGAACAGGAAGCCTTATTCTCCCTCCGAGAGATGGAAGGGGATAACGGTGATTATAATATATTTGATGATTATGGCACTACTCGTGTGCTTGATCGTTCCAGTGGAACAAAGGTGATTTAACATGACGTTAGTTTCTAAAAATATCCCTAACCTCATTAACGGGGTTTCTCAACAACCGCCCGCTTTGCGTTTAGCAAGCCAAGCAGAAGCACAGGAAAACGGTTTCTCTGACATTGTTGATGGATTGAAGAAACGTCCACCTACACGATTAAAGAATAAGTTAAAGAAAACATCTCCAACAGGTACAGCTTACCTCAGTGTTGCTGAGCTTAACAGATCCCATTTCCATACCTATAAGAGAAGCACGTTTGAACAGTACACAGTTGTGACTGATCCTGTAGTCCCTAAGATGTATGTATACGATATTGAGGGCAGTCTTAGATACGAGTCTGGTGTAGCAAGTTGGGATGCGACTGGTACGCAAATAACAGACTCTGATAACAGTGATAACACAACCCTAGCTGCTTACTTAGGTACTGATGCTATCAATAGCACACAAGTAACTGCAACCTCTGTTGCGGATTACACGTTCTTTGTTAATAAAGATAAAGTAGTTGCAAAGAATACTACGACTCCTTCCTTTGTAAGACCGCATGAAGCTATCATTTACATGAAGGTAATGAACTACGGTAAAGATTACAAATGGAGGGTAAGTAGAGATAATGATCCTTTAACTGCTGCTGATGATACTTGGAGTGGGGCGTATGGACAAGCTACCACACTAGATGGAGGTGGAGGAGATGCACATTACGAAGTACAGGGTTTAAAAACAGGTGATTTCTTTGATATTACAGCAGGAGGTTCTACCGTAAGTCCAGATATACTCGGCAACCAAGTCGTTCTAGCTGATTCAGCTTTAATTGCACAAGGACTTACTAAAAAGAGAGAATCAGGAAACCCTTTTGTTGTTATAGAAACAACAGGCGCTAATGATGCTGATTTTAAAATTAAAGTAGATGATGATAACGGCGGTAATGATTTATTCGGATTTAAAGATCGGTGTAAAAACTTTATATCTCTTCCCCAATACTGTGTTGATGGTTTTACTATACAAATTAATGGAGATAACCAGAAGAAAGAGGATGACTTTTACGTTACGTATGAAGGATCAAATACAGCAGGTACATGGAAAGAATGTGCAGCACCTTCACGCCCTAACACACCTGTCTACCACACGTTTGACACAGCAACAATGCCTCACACATTATCACAGAATGCTGACCTAAGTTTTACTTTTGGTGCAAGTACATGGGATGAAAGAAAGTGCGGCGATGAAGATACAAACCCGTTCCCAAGTTTTGTTGGCAGTAAAATTAACAGTGTGTTCTTCCACCGTAATCGTTTAGGTTTCCTATCAGATGAGAATGTTATCTTTAGTGAAGCCAGTAGTTACTTTAACTTCTTCCGAGTCACAGTAAGAAGCTTACTTGATACAGCTCCTATTGATTTAGCGGTTAGCCAGAATGAGGTATCTATACTTAAAGCTGCTGTACCTGCTCAAGATGATTTAATACTCTTCTCCGATTTAACACAGTTTACTCTATCTGCTGACTCGCTCTTAACACCCTCAGAGGTTATTGTAGATCAATCAACAAAGTATGAGTGTGATTTAACATCGACTCCCGTTGGTGCAGGAACAAGTGTATTCTTCACTACTAAGAGTGGTGACTACTCAGGTGTCCGAGAGTTCTTTACTAAAGATGAGACTGAGAACAAAGATGCTCCGTCTATTACATCACACGTTCCTGAGTATTTAAACGGTACAGTAAGACAAATGATAGCGTCTTCTAATGAAGACATGCTCGTTTGTTTGACTGAGGCCAATAAGAAAGAATGTTACGTGTACAGATGGTACAACTCTAGTGAAGAACGAATTCAAAGTTCTTGGTCTAAGTGGGTATTTGATAAAGAGATAAACCACGTATTTTTTAACAATGCTGAATTAACCGTGATCTTTAGTGATGGTGGTTTTGAAGAAATATCTTTAGCCTTTAATGATGTCGATATAACTTATAGCGAAACTAACTCATTCTCTAGTGCAGTTACTTTAGGTACAGCTACTTTGGACTTTAACGGTGTTCCTCATACTCTTAAAGGAGTAAATACAGTTGTAGGCGATGTGCCTCTTGTGGGGTCTACTTCTAACTCAGATGTTCAGGCTGTTTATGTTTACAAGAACACCTTAGCCAGTACTTATGGTATGTATATTCAACTAGGATTATTAAGTGTAACGGGCGGTGTAACAAACCCAGCTACACCAGCACAACTGCCTACCTCAATTACAGTGGGTGGACACACTATACCTATCCCTAATTGGCAGGGTTTGGGTAACGTAAACTTTCCTCACATATCTACAACCCTTGTGCTTACAGCGCAGGAGTATACTGATTGGTTAAATGTTACTTCTCCGACAGAGGAGTTAATTATTAATATCCCTGAGACTGCTGTAGAAACCTCTGCAAAAGCAAGTGACGTATTACTAGACCACCGAGTTAAGGTAACTCAACTTCAAGGTGATAGTGAATTCAATATATCTGACCTTGATGCTCAGTTTGCTTCTACTACTGCCTCCCAGTATATAAACCATAAAGGGGATGTTATAGCTATAGGTAACACAGACGCTGAAAAGGACAAGGTTGTAAACTTTATAAACAATAAACAACATAAAGAAAATGGAGTCCTCGTAAACAATTACGTTACCGCTGGAGAACCTTATATCTTTAAATACAAACTTTCCGAGCAAGTGTTTAAAGCAGGTGATAAGGATCCCACACGTATGGCTCGTTACCAGTTAAGAAGTATGCTTTTCAACTACACCAACACAGGTAGTTTTGAGGCAACTGTTGCATCAACAGGTAGAACAGATAAAGTAACTAACTTTACTGGTCGTATCTTAGGGCAATCTACTAACATCTTAGGATTCTCTCCTGTGGTTGAAGACGGTTCACTTAAAGTTGGTATACAGTCTCAAGCAGCAACAACAGATATAACTTTAACTAACGACAGTCACCTACCCAGCACGTTCCAAAATGTTGAGGTAGAAGCCTTCGTAACTCTACGAAATAAAAGGATATAAACATGGGACACCACTACAGACCCGCAAGGTTCGAGGATTGCCGTGAGATGGCTCCTAACATGCGTTCACAGGACGCTAAGGAAGTTATGGCTAGTCATGGCTTTAAACCCTACGAAGCTCTTGCAGAGTCATACAAGTACTCTACAGAGTGTAATAGCATTATCCATGAAGATGGGAGTGTTGTGGCGATGTTTGGTGTTACTAACAATGGATCTTTTGCCCTACCTTGGATGCTTGGTACAGACAAGTTAATACAAACTAAACGTACCATGCTGCCAGTAGCAAAGCAGTGGGTAGATGAGATTATTGAAAGATACCCTCTTCTCCTTAACTACGTACACGCAGATAATACTATATCGAGGCGATGGCTCAAGTCATTAGGATTCGAGTTTATAAAATTAGAAAAAGAATATGGAGTAGGGAAAGAACCCTTTATCCAATTCGTGAGGATTAAAAAATGTGTCCACCTTTATTAGCAGCAATACCCGTCATCATGGGCGGAGCGGGCGGTACGGCAGCAGTAGCCGCTGGAACCGCAGCAGCAATAACACCCGCAGCAGCAGTAACAGCAGCATGGGGTACATTAGGTACTGCCGCAACCTTAGCCGCTTCAGTTGGCGGTACAGTAATGAGTGCAAAAGCTCAAAATGATTCCGCTGAGATGAATGCGAGAAACGCTAACATCGCCGCTATGGAACAAGATCAACAAATAAATTTACAAGAGTCACAAATGCAAGAGAAAGCAGCAGGAGAGAAGCTTGATAACGCCACAAAAGTACAACAAGCTTTAGCGAGAGCTGACATGGCTGCTATCAACTCTGGTGGTATGTTAAATAATGATGCAGTAGGGCAGAGTATTATGAGGCAGGGGCTTGTAACAGAATCAACAATCTTACAGAACCTTGATCGTAATGTAGACCAGTTTGGTCTTGATCGTAAAGGCGTAAGGTCTTCAGCGCAATCACGTATTAACTCTGTATCAGCTTCTAGCAATACTGCAACTGGCCTTCAGATAGTGGGTAATGTCGCACCAGCATTATAAATAGGATAAATTAATGGCAACTTCAATTGAACAATCTTTAAACTGGCGCAACGTATCAACTAAGCCAGATTACCAAGTTGCGGCTAGACGAGTAGATACTTTTGTACAACCAGAGCGTAATACAAGGGGCGCTCAAATAGCACAAGCTCTTGATCAGGCCGCTGGTGGATTTAATACTTTTGCTGATAAGAAAAAAGTAGAACTTAAAGCTCTACAAGTAGCGGAAGCTAAAGCGCAAACAAAAGCAGTGGAAGAAATAACTGATCGTGAAAAAATGAAAGCCTCTAACTTAGCTAATTTCTGGTCGCCTCAAATCGAAAGATTTGTACAGGAGCAGGACTATAGTTTGGTAGGAGGAGAGCGTCCAACTAGAGAGAGTGTATGGGAAGCGTTAAACACCAAGTTCCCAGCATTAGCAACTGATATGAACAACCTCACCACGCTTAAAGGTAAAATAGCATTGGGTGATGTTACTGGAGACATCTTTGGTAAAACAGTAGGTGACATGTTAGTTCAAACAGAAATTGATGAAGAAGAACAAGAGTTAAACACGTACATAGCCACCAGTCTAGGAAATATCCCAATGTCACCTAACGGTGAGCTAGGGGATGCGTTTATAAATGCAGTAAAAACCTTTGATCAAGAAATTAGAGCTAAAGGACGAACTAATATAGAAGCTTATACGTCTTTAGGAAACACGGCCTCAATTACAGCAAACCAGCAAGGGGATTTTCGGCTTTATGATTATCTCATAAGTAAAGATATTGGTGGGACTGATCAAAAAAAGGCGTGGATTAAAGAAAGAGCAGCTATAAAATCTAAAAGAGCACAGCAACGAAACCAACGTAACACAGAAGTTGCTGACAAGCTAAAAGCTGATAAAGTTTTATTAGCACAAGAAGCTGTAGCTCTATTTAATACTGATACTCCTGTAACAAGTGAACAAGAAATTGCGTTAATACAAAAGTACATTAAGCAAGGTGTACCGAACGCTGATTCTCTAGTTAAAACAATGAGCGGTAACTTCAAGGCTATGAAAGAGGTAAGACTAACGGCTGAACAAGAAAGCAAGGTCTGGGAAGGTTTCATTGCAGCAGGTACTCCTGACAACCAAAGAAACTTTATCCAAACTCAAGTAGCCAAGAAAACAATCAGCAAAGGCTTAATGAGTCAGTTGTATAGTCGTCTAGGCAATGCCAATGACCAGTCACTCTTGTCAGGTTCTTGGTACACTGCTCATAGTGCAGGCATTACACGCTTAACTCAATCAGCAGGCCCATTGGGTGCGTTAATAGAGGATAGTGAATACTCATACCTCAAACCTCTCTTCCAACAACGCTACTTACAGATGGCTACAACGCCTGAGTGGGATGCGCTTGACTTGCAAGGTAAGTATGATGCTATGGCTGGTTTGATCCAGTCGATGGAAACACTTAAAAAACTTAATGCAAGTGGTACAGATAACGACCCTTCTACTAACATGCAAAAACTACAGAAGATACAGAACCCTGAGACTCCTGAAGACGTTGCGGAAAGAGCGACAAGAAGGGCTGAGTTACAAACACGTCTAGAAGCATTACGTAACGCACAATAATAAACATGAGATTATAAAATGGAAAAGAACTATAATTATTACGCTGATTTAGCTGAAGAAGCCATCGAACTTGGGGATGCTGATTTAGCAGAAGAGTTTCTAGGTTTAGCTGATGAAGTGCAAGGTTCATTTTCTCAGCCTACACCTACTGCCCCAGTTGATCCTGTAGACTACATCCCTGAACCTACAGTAGCTGAAGATTATGTGGCTCCTGTACAAGAGGAAGAAGGCAAAGGTTTCTTTGGTTCAGTTGCAGAAATGCCTGTCAATATGGCAGGAGCTGTAGGTTCCTTTGCTAAAGAAACTGTAGGCACAGTTATAGATTGGCCTATAGAACTCTTAGCGGACAACCTTGCTCCTATTACAGGTGATGTAATTGCAACTAATTTAGAGGGTGTTTCTCCTGAAGAATTACAGCTATACAATGACAGTGAAGGTACTAAACTTTTCTCTCTAGGTTCTACAGAATTTTCCTACTATAACGGCGATCAAATACAAGAACTTAAAGAAGCTAATCTATACAAACTGTTTAAAGCAGAGCAGGTCGTCGAAGACCTCGTGTTTGATCTTGGTGATGTTAGAGACATGGGTATGCAAGAGAGTTTCGTAGGCTCCGCTACAGGCGGTCTTACGCAGTTCATCGCAGGTTGGGTGGCTCTAGCTCCTGTTAAAGTATTAAGCGTAGCTAAAAATGCAACAATTGCCACTCAAGTTGGCAGCGCAGCACTTAAGGGTGCTGTAGTTGACTTCACAGTCTTTGATGCACACGAAGCTCGTCTATCTGACTTTCTTAAAAGTGCAGGTCTTGAGAACGATTGGATTAACTATCTAGCGTCTGAAGGTAACGAAGACGACAGCATCTTTGAAGGTAAAATGAAGAATGCTATCGAAGGCGGTGTTCTTGGTGTAGGTTTAGACATTGCATTTAGAGCAGTGGTTTATGGTTACAGAGCTATACGTCAGGCTAAGAGAGCACAAGACCCTAGTCTTACACAAGCACAGCGAGACGAAGCAGCAGCAAAAGCTGTTGAACTACAAGCTAAAGCAGAAGAAAGTTTTAAAGACCCTTCGGAAGTGGAGCTAGTTACACCTGACGGTACTCCTGTTAAAGTGGAGACTCCTGAGACTGTTGCTGTTAAGTTTGAAGAAAAGGTAGGGACAGTTGTTGATACACTTCCTCCTGAACTACAGAAAGCTTCTCCTAAATATAACTACGGTCAAACTGCTATTGAGTTAGTGTTTGAAAATGACATCTCTAAAGCTTTGTACATCGTAGGTGGTAAAGGTAAGAGCGCTTCACATGATCAGTACATAAAGTTTTTAGAAGATGCTGGTGTTAAGGATATTGTAGGTGAAGCTGCTAAGATTAGAGATTTAATTAAAGCACAAGCTAAAGCTGGCAACACAGAAGTAACGGTTCCAAAGGTT